AACTGTGCATGGAGCATCCCCGCTTTCATCATGTAGTCAGCGTCAGCAGACTTGGCCTCCGTTTCGTTCTGGAGGTTCTGCATGTTCATCGCTTGGGCCCAGATCTTGTCTGAGGCACCTTCGATGTCGTGGCCTAGGCCGGAGAGGGCATGGCCTACGGCACCACCAAAAGCATCGACCGGCACCCCCAACGCTATGTCAGGCGTACCGCCCATCGAAGGGGTTTGATCAGGGACTAGTCCAGGGACCTGCGGTGCCATTAGCCGAATGCTCCTGCTGATTTACCCTGCATCCATTTGCCGGCGACATTCCCGGCTCCGGAGATGAAAGAGCCCCACATGCCAAGCCCACCGGCTTCCTCGGATGTCCTTGCGGCCATTTGGTCGAGGTTGGCTTCAGCCACATCCGTGGTGGCTTTGGTTTCGTAGCCATAGGCGGTCTTTGCAGCATCCCACCGGATGACGTTTTGGTCATACTGGGCCACATCGGTCTGGGTCTCGCGGACTTTTTCATTCGATCCGGAGTTGACGTCGAAACCGGAGGCGGACTGGACGACCTTGGTTGAAGCAATGGCTTCGCGGGACTTCAGTCCTTCAATCTCGGCCTTGGCCCCTCCGGCCTGCATAGCCCAAGAGGCGTTCTGTTCGTTGATTTGTTTGTTGAGCAGGGCCACACCGGCTTTGTAGCGGTAGGCTGCTGCGTTGGCTTGGCCTGTCTTTTCGGCACCGATGCCACCAATGATGGAGCCACCTGCGGTAGCGGCCATGCTGCCAACGGCCATGATAGTGATTGGATCAGCCATCAGGCGCTCCTGTTGATGACGAAGGTCCGCAGGTCCCCATCCGGTTCGTTGAACTCCGCCCCGAGCCAGCGAAGCCAGCGATGAGCGGCGGTGTTGCCGGTCTTGCAGTGGCCTATGATAGAAGCGTAGCGGCCTAGGAATTTCCTTACTTGGATCTGGGAATGGCGAACAAAGAGGAATTGATGTGGGACTGACTCCAAGGCCCACATCCAAATGTAGGCTTGGTTGGAGAGGAATGATGGAGGGATAAGGCCCCAACAGCAGACGAAGTGACCATCGACATAGCCGATCCAGACCTCTCCCAACTTCTGACAGTGGTCGAGCATTTCGATTTCGCGCTTGGAGAGAACCTTGCCATATTCGGCCAGGATTATCTGTGAAAGGGGACCTTCTAGTTTTGATATGATGGTTGTCATTTGCCTGAGTCCCCCACTTCGATTTCAGGGATCACCCCGAGGATGGAGGCCGGATAGGGATTAGGTTGTTGGATGTAGTATTGGCCGAAGACATCCCATTGAGGATCAACTATTGTACGGGCATCACCGGTCACGAGGCCTGTTACGATTTGATTGGACATAGTCCCGACGTTACCGAGGATGAGGTCTTGCATCGGCACGCCTGTAGTTAGGGTCCGCCCTGCGGTTAGGCCAAGGGCGTTTCGACACCGTACGGTTACGGCCGAGACCTTTTTGCGTTTGCCTTGGACGGTAGGTTCGCCAAGATCAAGGGGAAGGGTGCCAAGTTGGGGCAGGAAGGAAAGGCCTACGGTTACGATCGAGGCATTGGGGATAGCCGTGAGGCCTGCGGTACCACCGATGCCAAATTGGAATATGCCATTAACAGGCATTGTGAAGTTGATTACGACTCCATCAGCGAGGCCAGTAACGGCCATTCCACCGAGGTGCTGAGCTCCACTGAAGATTGTTGCGGCTGCATCATTGTAGCCGATTCCCGCATCTACTTGCCAAGAGGATTTGTAATCATTCGGGTAGGATAGTTCTACAAACCTCTCGATGTAGTTTACGGTTACACCTTGAACCGTCCGTTGAACTACGTGATAGATCGCGTCGACGTTGCCGATTGTGGATGGTTCGACGATAGATGCCACTCCAGCAAATGAACCCTGAGTATCGGAATGAGTCCAAGCAACGATTTCAAGGTCTTTTAGAAAGGTAAGGCATAGAAGCTGACCGTCATTACGAACAGCCCAAGCGAGTTTGAAGGGTTCCTCAGCCCATGCCCATTGAACAAGATTATAAGCGTAGAAGAGGTGATTGGACAAAATAGAGATATCTGTACCGGTATAAACATTGGTGTAGAAGTTATAGACGAGGTTGCGAACAATAGATTGCTTGGCTTGTACGTAGAGAATGTCGGAAGTGGCTACGATTGGAGGGAGAAGGGAAGAGCCATTGTAGGCTTGTGGGTTGGCCACGAGTGAAGTGGCACTAAAAGGCGCTCCTGCACTACCACCATTAACAAGCCAAGCTAGGCGATCACCGAAGACGATCAAGCCCGCTGGCATCGGGATCATGGCTTGAATAGTGTTGAGTTGCCCTGCAACTAGGGTTTGTTGTATTGCGTCATCAGGTTGGATTGGCGAACTGATGTCGAAGTTGAAGTACGCTCCTGGCTTTGAGGCGTTGATTTGACCTGGAGAAAGTACAGGCCCAGCAAGAACAAGACGCTGATTGGCCAAGGCAGGAACTGTTGGGTTACCCGCTGAAGTCGCACCTAGAATTGCAGTAGCTGCAGCCGCACCAGAAGAGAAAGCAACAGCCGGTGGTGTGGCATAGCCAGTTCCCGGATTGGTTATCCCAACCGAAGAAACTCCCCACGTTGCACTAAATGTCCCTCCTAAACCGCTTCCAGATTGAGTCCCTGAGTATGGATTAGGTGGGGTTGTTCCTCCTGTAAGAGCACCTGGATTAACTATGGCGATAGTTTGAATACGTGAGAATCCGTCGACACTCGTAACTCTAATTACAAGGTTAAAGATAGTGATTGTATCTCCAACAACATAACCAGAACCTGCAGTGGAAACTACTACAGAGGTTGCAGATAGAGTGGCAATGGCAGCAGCACCACTCCCGCCTCCTCCAGAGAAGGATACAGATGGAATGGCAACAGTGCCGCCATAGGAGCCCGGATTAGTGACCGTGACACTTTGAACTCCAGAACCACTAAATGGATTCTGAGGGATTGGTGGGCCTTGTGTGAAATCTGGGGAGATGTTGGAATCGATCAGGGATAACCCAGTCACGGCTCCTATAAAGCCGAATTGTGATCCGGCCGGAACTGGAGAACCATAACGTAATTCGGCTTTGTAAACAGCATAACTAATCGCACCAGTAACTGTGCCCCAAGATACAGTGTTGGTACCTGCGGTAGTGCGAAGGTCTTGAGAGTTTGGTAAAGTGGCAAATGTTGATGGCCCAGATTCTTGTCCATTAGAATCAAAGGCAGTTACAACATAGGCGTAGTTGACTGTGCCGGGGGCGAGGGTACTAGAAACAGCGTTTACCGTTGGTATTGTAACAGTAGAACCAAAGGCGATTGGTGCTATTGTCCAGTTTGTAGCAGTGATCAGGGTCAGGACACTTGGTGGATGGTTGGGATGACATAGGATTAGTTGGTTTACGTTCTGAGTGTAACGGATGCCGAAGACTTCTGAGGCTTGATAGGGAGAGGTGATGGTGTAGACACGTTGGGTGATACCTCCAGAGATGTAAGTGCCATAAGAGGTAGTGTTGATGACATTGCCGAATAGATCGGTGAGGGTATAAGTATTGGCGGTTACACCTACGACGATGAAGGTGTTACCGTTAAGTAAGACCATCCCCACTATGCCAGAAATGACGATCCAATCTCCATTGATATAGCCATGAGCCGCAGAGGTTATGACTCCGGGATTGGCTTGAGTTATGGCGGTTATGGTCTTACCGGCTTCGAGAACAGGTGCGCCATTGTTGAAAAATCGGACGTAGCCTTGACCGAACTCAAGCAAGTAGGAGACAGTAAAGGAGGCCTGAAAGGGAATGGGACGGACAATGCTATTGGATTTACAAGTGGCGATGTATTCCGTGCCGGGACGGGTGGTGGCACCACCACGAGTGTCGATGAAGAAATTCCGGAGCAGAGCTGCACCTGAATGGTATTGCTTCAGGTTGACTTGGGCGTAGAGGGATGGGGACCACTCGCCACTGTTGAAGGAGGTTTGGATTACGTTGTCACTCATCCATCACCTTCAATTGTTCATCAATCCACTCTATAACGTTACAGAAAGCAGCCCTAGCATTTCGTAAAGCATAAGCATCACAGTTAGGGTTGATTCGATAATGCCATCCCATATCAGTTACACTATCTCCATCATGAATTTTCCATGCGGACCTACGTAGAATGTTGTAGAAATCATGTTTACCCATCATGTGAATCCCGGCCAGATGGCTCCCCAGTTGAAGCCGGTGTTGTAAGGGCCGGAGTAGTCTTCGACGAAATCGATGCCACGGATCCGGAGCCAGTCGGGGGTGACGTCGTTTACCTTCAGGCCTTCATTGGCGTCAGTGCCACGGGCTTCCACGATCATGGCGTTGGCTTCGGCGATTTTGGAGTTGGCGAGGGATTTGTCTCCACTGAGGGCGATGCAGAGTCGGGCTCCTACGATCAGTGAGAGGGCCTCTTGGAAGTCATCATCGAAGACATTTTCATCACTGATGTCTTTGACATAATTGCCGATGGCAAACTCTTGATTTGTAAGGATCACTCGCTGATCAGTCGGTGCCGATTGCTGGGTAAGCGTGAATGTCGCACCGGTGCCAGAACCAGAGGTGGAGAATTGTGGGATGGGGTTGGGTTGAACCGCGAAGTAGCTCCCACCGATTGGTGGAGCCTCCCCCCTGAGGACGTTAACAACGCCAACAGTAGCAACAGCGCCGCCACCGCCGAGAGTAAGAACCGTGAGAACCACTGGGGCTCCAACAGGAGCGGTTCCTTGGGGAGCTTGAGGAAGAGTGATAGTGTCTCCGATGGCATAACCTGTGCCTCCTGCGGATACGGCTGCGGAAAGGACGCCAAAGAATTGGTCCACAGCGACCACGTATTTGACCGGTGGGCCCTGCCAAAAGGAAGGGGAGCCACCGGTTACGGCTGTGGTGATGGGGACGCCTGAGGCAAAGCCTGTGGCGGTTTGGGGGGTGAGCCAGCACATACGGAGGCAATCGACGGGGTATTGGTATTCATAGGCCCAAGGCGGGGCCGGTTGGCCCTTCGCCCAGAGTTGCGTGGCAGGGGATGTATTCTCTGGGGTGCCGGGAACGGAGGTGATAAAGTTCAGGTTGGCGGAGTTGAACGCACAGGCCCATGGAGCCATCCGGAGAAGTCGGCGGCGGAAGGGGACGTAGATGATGTTGAACTGGATTGCTTCGTTGTTGGACTGGGCTGCCAGCTGCGCGGCGGTGATGGTGGTCCGTGACCCCCAAGTTTGGAGGGCACGATTGGCCATGTCGACCTGTGCGGTCATGGATCATACTCCTCAATATTTGCCCTGCGAGCCACAGCAGCCATGGTTGGTGCCACCGATGCCGGGTGAGCCGGAATGGGGACCACCATTGTCGGGGCCATTGGTGGTGCCATGGTTGGAGCCGTGGAGGCCCGGGGACTTTGGGTCCATGATGTTCTTCGGCCCTTGTGGGGGTTTGTAGTTGCGAACATCGATGGTGTCTCCAGGAAGAACACCGCCACATTCCACGCCTCCGGCCTGGGGTTGGCGAGAGTTAGGGCCAAAGCCCCCGAGGATGTCTCGAGCCATTAGAGTTTCCTTTCAAACGCTATAGTTGGGGGATCTTCTTTGGGAGGCTCCGCTGCACCTTCGCCGGAGTCTACCCAAGGCTCAGGCTCTGGTTCAGGCTTCTTCGCCGTCTCCTCAGCCATGTCCTCAAGGGCCTTCATCGCCGCATCTGCGAGGGGCTTCAACCGTGGGTGTCCCATGGCCTTTTCGTGAATTTGCAAAAGGGCCGCGACTTCGTTCAGATCATGACGCATCAGTACTCTCCTTGTGAGCCGGTCTTGTGGCGTTTTTGACCAATCCCTGGGGCCATATACCCACGGCCGCCGGACCATGGGGTGGCTTTGAAGGTGAAGTCCCCGGTATCAGTGGAGTGGTTGCCGACCTTCTCGCCAAGGTAGGACACGGCTCCGGGGTTTACGAACTTCGAAGAGGGCTCGACCTTGCTGTCGTGACGGCCTGAGATAGACGGGCGTCCTTGTTTCATGTTTCATTCTCCTTTGGTTTCGACAGTTGCCTCGTGTGGTCCCACCGATTGAGTGGGTCTTCTGCCATTCCTCGGCGGACCTTCGCGAAGACGCCGCCATCGAGATGGGCCTCTTCCAAGAGTTGGCGGTAGCGATCGTCGCAACGCTCCAGTTCGGCCATCACGTGGCGCGGGACAGGTAGGCCACGCTCTT